ATGAAAATCGAATTAACCATTGATCGCACAAAGAAATTGCCGGATGGTGCCATTCCTGCACTGGAAAGAGAGCTGCTTAAGCGTCTGAGTAAACCATATCCTGACTGTACGCTGGTGATAAAGCGTGCAGGAAGTGATGGGTTGACGATTTTCGGTGGTGAGAAGAAAGAGGTCGAGAGGATCCTACAAGAGACCTGGGAAAGCGCTGACGATTGGTTCTATAACTGAGTTAACGGGGCTGTTAGAAGGATTTGATTGTGGAATTAAAACAAAAAATGCCACCCAGTGGATTTGCGGTGATCAGATGTGACGATGGACTTATTGTGGCTCGGTTAACATCTTTCCCTTTATGTGATCGTGCCTTAATGTACCGTCGTGGCGATAATGTTTCGTTTATGCCTATCCAGCCCGATGAAATTGTGGGGACGCTATCACTTTTCTCGCAAATGATTGAGAAAGCCAGACGAGGTGGTGGTTACCAGACGCCACCGGGTTCTGTTACACTCCCGTCATAGGCCTGAACAACCTATACCTGCTGCGTCACGGAGATAAACCATGACGCAAACCACCGAAGTATCAAAATCCCATCAGACTGGTGCTCCTTCAGCGAGCGCCGGTTTACTCTCGTCATCAAAACTAACTTTTCGACAGCAGGAAGTATTCGATCTGCTGGTGGCCTACATCAATCAGCATGGCTACCCACCTACGCTATCTGAACTGGCGGATATGCTCGGCGTTAGCTCGTCTAATGCTGTTCTGCTGCACCTGCGTGCGTTAGAGAAGAAAAATTTCATAAAGCTTTCCCGCCGTGTCTCCCGCGGAATTTCCATCGTCGGACGAAAGGAGCCCATGCTCGCCGTGCAGCTGCTGCAGGAAATGATCGCTGAAGAACCCGGCGCGCGTGAAAGAGCGATTGAGTTTTTGCGACTGTTCGGTGATCAGCCATGAAGAAAAGTTGGTTTTTACACGAGCAACTTTCAGAGGCTGAGGCTACAGAGCTGGTGGAGCGATACCGTAAAAATAACTGTGTGGTTGAGAAGAGCTTATCCAGAGACTTTGCATCGTGGGAGATCCGCGTGTTGTTGCCGGAGTCGAAGATGCCGCCACGGATTGACAGGACCTACATACAGAAGATGTGGAGGGACTGATGCGAGCTTTGCTTAACGTGGATATTGCACGCCATCTTGGAATTGTGTTGCTTAAGCCGGGTAGTGAATTAATGCCGTTATTCGGTTCCGGCCGAGTTCTTGTTGAAATACCGCCGGCAAGCATGAAAAAGATACCCAGCGGGCGTCTTCCTGATGCCCGGCAGCCGTTGCGGGATGATATGGGGATCAGACCTTTTTTCATGAAGAAGGCAGTTATCACTGCAGCTGGTGGAGTTAGTGCCCTCGAGTCATGGTTGCGCCGGCAGGTTAAAAACTGTCAGTGGACACATTCCGATTACCATCACCATGAGCTTGTCCCATTTCGCCATTCGACGGGTGTAATAATCGCATGCTGGCACTGTGATAATGAGCTGAAAAACCAAACGGAACAAACCCTCGATCAACTGGTAGGTGTTAATAACGCTGCCTGGGTAATCGACACTGCCCGCATCGCGCTTGGTCTGGACGCTCAGCGATCATTGTCACTGGCGGAGCTATGCTGGTGGGCGGTAGGCGCCGGGATTGGCGATGAAATTACAGAAGAAATGGCGCGCCGATCCCTGCGTATTAAAGACGATGGCATTAAATCGGTTTACAGGGAGAGTGAGATTGTTCCGTCGGTACCGGCTACCAGTATTCTTTCTCCCCGTCTTGAAAAAGCAATCAAGCCAACGGCAATAACAACGCCGGGCAAACCTCTGGTTCCTGTGAACGTCGATCCCGTTGCTCCGGCGACACTATTCGCGAGACCTAAGCGGAGCCGATGGTTATCAGCTGACTTTATCTCATGGGTTAAAAAACAGCCGTGTATGTGCTGCGGGCAGCCTGCAGATGATGCACACCATCTTATTGGCTGGGGGCAGGGCGGCGTAGGCACCAAGGCCCACGATGTTTTTACGATCCCATTATGCCGCAAGCACCACCGTGCTTTGCACCATGACCCTGCCGCTTTTGAGCGTGAATACGGCACCCAGCCGGTATTGATTATTAAATTGCTGGACCGGGCTTACTCGCTCGGCGTTCTATCCTGAGGAGCTTTAAAAATGAGAGATATGTACGAAATAATGGACCGTTGGGGAGCTTGGGCGGCATCTGAAAATAGTGGTGTTAACTGGCAACCCATTGCTGCTGGGTTTAAAGGTTTGCTACCTCATGGAAAGAAAACACGCCAGCAATGCGATGATGATGAAGGAATCATGATCGACGGCTGTGTAGCGCGATTGCGCAGGTATAAACCTGAAGAGTATGAATTGATTATTGCACATTTTGTAATTGGTATATCGTTACGAACGGTTGCGAAGAAGCGTAAATGCTCCGATGGGACTATCAGAAAGCAACTACAAACTGCAATGGGATTTATTGATGGGATGCTAATGGTACTATCTTAGTTGGAAAAAGAGGGCGTAGCCCTCTTAGTTGGCTAGTGAGATATTATCTGTAGTGATAATAGGATTGGTTTGCATAAACTCTAAAGAAGGTTGTCTTGAATTTACTGATGCAATTAGTAATTCTCTGCCTACTCTGGCTTTATTTATTGCATAGCTCAGTTCAATAATATTAATTCCTGATTTTTCATATAGTTCATGTACTAAAGGATGATCATCGTAAGATAATAACCAGTGTGCTTTACTTCTCTTTAATTTCGATGAAAATCTACGATGATCATCCTCGGAAAAACAGAAGTTACTATATATGTTACGCCCTTCTTTTACATATGGCGGATCTGCATATATAAGACTATCTGAAGATAAATTGCTAATCGAATGACAAGCATCATACTGATTTACAACGATTTTACTAGAGAGTAGAGCTATTTTTTCAACTCGCTTTATTAATGTATTCCGGGTAAAACGACAATCAAGTTTATAATCTGAGTTAGATTGTTTCTGACCACCAATAGGGCCCGCATGCAGCATTCCTGAACGATTTGTTCTATTTAGGAAAAAGGTCGCAAATCCTTTTTCTAAAGTAGTATATCTTGCATTCCCATCAGAATTATATATTTCCCTCCAATGCTTCCAGGCGTCAAGGGTAACAGGTTCATTTTCAATCATTTTTATTAGAGCATCAGTATTCCTCGTGAGAGACATCCAAAAACTGTATACACCAGGATTCAAATCATTGAGGACTAGTTTATCAACTAGCCCTGCACACAATAATGGAAGTGTGCCACCTGCACCTCCGCAAAAAGGCTCAACAAGAGTACAACCTTCCAGTCCATTTGTTACGACAAATAGGGCAATAAAATTAGATAGCTTAGCTTTGCCACCGGGGTAACGGAAAGGTGATACGTCTGAAGGCATGGCAGTTAAGCCAAGCCTCTTCATAACAGATTGTTTTTTAAGTTTTTTTATGTCTTCTAATTCATAAGTCCGCATTTGCTTTCATCCCCGGTGACTTCACTAAAGCATTATACCTAATCATTGCTTCGATGGCCACATTGTATTTTGTGGATAAAATAATCAACAAGGATCTGCAGTTTTGCTTGTATGTGATTGATTTCTTGGTCTGTAAGAATATGTGACTCGTGATGAGTTGTTAAGTTAGCTATAATTCTTCCCGATTCTTTGTAGCTAATAAGTGTCTGTTTTATGAGTTTAATGTCTTGGCTATTCTCATCGGGGAATAATTTTGTAAGGTTATTACTAAAAAAATCTAGTAAGCTATCTAAATCAAGATATTTAAACGTGCTTTTCTTTTTATAATCATCATGAATAGTGGATGCTTTTATCAAATGTGACAATATAATTTGGATCAATGTTCTGCTGAGTAACATTGCACTATGTTTAAATCTAATTGAGTGTAACCTTTTTGCTTCCTCAATTAAATCGTCGATTTTTTTATGATGATTTGTAAATGCTGTTTTTTTATCTAAGAGATAAACATTTTGTTTATTTTTTCTGGCTGTTGTTTTAATCGAAGGCATTTCACTATTTTTATTAATTTCATCAACTGATGCAGATTCAAGTAAATCCTCTTCTGGCGTATCTTCATCGTTATCAGTGAGATCAAGATTTATTTCCTCCTCAGATAAATCAACTTCATCTTCTTCTGGCGGTGAGAACTTTCCAGCTATTGTCATTAGCTGATTAATATAATTATTGATTTTTTCATCATTCTCTTGTCGAGTTGTAAGTTCTTTTGTGAAATGTGCATCCCTTGCCATTTTGGCTAAAATATAACTAAAGGCCGTAGATGATATTTTTTTTGTAATTAATTCCCCATGAGAGTTTAGGGTTATGATCCCAATTTTTTCTCTAAACTCAGAACGCTGAATTAATCTCAGGATAGCCTCTACTTTAGCATTATCAATGTCAGAAAGAATTAAGTCCTTTTCTTCAGCAGTAAGTGTTTCAAGCTCGAGTATTTTGTCAGTTATTCTGGAGAAAAGTATAACACTTTTAACTCTCGAGCTGGATACTATGTTATTAATGGATGCACGTACTTCATTAATTGTTTTGAATTCATTTAGGAGGTCAATGTAATAGGCACCTTGAGTATAAACACTCCATCTTTTGATTGATTCTTTAGTGTGTTTTGACGCTATGTATGCGCGTGCCGCGGCTCGATTTTCTAGTTCGACAATATTAATCTTCTTAATCGTATCAATAGCAATGCTATAATTTTTGTGATTTTTAATTCTGGATATTAAGTATGAATGATTAGTTCCCTTAAGAATGTCAGGTTTCTTTAATATTTTACATGCGGTTAATCTTCTATTACCTTCAACAATAACCCTTTTTTTACTACCATTTTCACAAGGGATTGAAAAAAGTACCTCATCTGGGTGATACCCATTAGTTAAAATAGATGCAATTAAGTCTTTGATTGAGTAATTAGAAAGCATAACATTTATTATATCCTTTTCATTTTTGAGCTTTCCTTGTTTTCTATAACCAATAAGGCGCGGATTATTTGTATCTAGTAATAATGATGATATTGCTTTTGACGTAAGATTAATTTTACCAAACATTATAATCCCTCAATCTTTTGTATGTATCTTGTCAATCAGAAAGAGAAGATTTTACAGGAGTTCTAACGCGTACGCAAAAAAGGGGATAAACTGTTAAGGGTTGTCACTTCGTCACCCAACTTACACTTCGCCACCTCACCAAACGGATTTTGCCGTTTTAGTATGTATGCCTCCGAAATTTTATAAACAAAAAAGATTACGTTTATCTTGATTCAATAAACAAAAATGTTTATACTTGTCTCAAGTTAAACAGACAGGAGGAGGAAGTGAAGCAAAGCGAGTTGAGGCGTTGGCTTGCAGCTCAAGGGGCAGAATTTAAAGATGGTACTAACCACTTGAAAATCTATCTCAACGGCAAGCAAACGGTAATGCCGAGACATCCGGGGAAGGAAATACCGGAACCGCTGAGAAGGCAATTCTTAAGCAACTTGGCATCAAATAAAATCCAGCCCCTCGGGGCTGGTACTCGCGGAGGTTCACTTAATCAATATGCGATACCCGGTAATTTTTGAGCATGACGAAACCGGCTGGGCGGTATTCTTCCCGGATATCCCAGAGGCAATGACGGGAGGAGAGACCAGGGAGGAAGCGTTAGAAATGGCGCAAGATGCCCTGGTGACGGCGTTTGATTTTTACTTTGACGACCGCCGGGAGATTCCCGCTCCATCAGCAGAAGGTGATGCGTTTGTTGAGGTTCCGGCCAGCGTGGCAGCTAAAGTATTGCTGTTAAACCGTCTGGTCAGCACCAACACCAGCAATGCTGATCTCGCCCGCTTGATTAACACGCGCCCACAGGAAGTGCAGCGCATCGTGTCTCTTGGTCACAGTACCAAAATCGATACGATCCAAAAAGCGCTATCAGCGTTGGGGCAAAAGATGGAAATTGTCGTCCACTAATCTCTATATCTCCTAATCAAAGGTCGCCGTACTGGCGGCCTTTTTCATTTCAGGCTCACGGGAATCATCATCGATACGGCTTGTTGTTAAATCAGCCCGATGGGCCTGTTCCTATCAAACACACGCACAGCACCCGCACACAGCGAGGTGAGAGTATGTATCGCATGGACAAACTAACAACCGGCATTGCCTATGGCGCATCAGCTGGAAACGCCGGGTTCTGGATGCTTCAGGTGCTAGATAAAGTCAGTCCATCACAATGGGCAGCCATTGGCGTGCTTGGCAGCCTTCTTTTTGGTCTGCTTACGTACCTGACGAATCTGTATTTCAAAATTAAAGATGTGGGGGCTCGTGAACAACCGATGACACTGATCATCACCACTGCCGGCTATGACATTACATCCCCTTGCTATGAAAAGCGTACTCAGGTTGTCGAGATCCTGCGGAGAACCCGTAATGGCGAGGAAAATGAAACCATATTTGGGCTGATTTATGGCCTTGATGACGATGATGACTGGACGACTCCTGAGGCATTAATCAAGGCAAACCCCAACTATGGCATTTCGGTAAAAGCAGATTTTCTCCGGGCTAAACAATTATTGGGTATGTCGACGCCCGGGCAGACAAACAAGATTCTGACCAAGCATTTCAATCGCTGGGTAAGCGCAAAATCAGCTTATTACGACCTGAGAAAATGGATGGATGCAGCCGATAAAAACCTTAAGTTGTCAGATTTTGAAGGGGAAGAATGCTGGCTGGGTATCGATCTGGCCTCGAAAGTTGACCTCAATGCCGTGGTTCCAGTTTTTCGTCGTGAAATAGACGGAATAACACATTTTTACTGTGTTTCTCCTCTGTTTTGGGCACCCGAAGAAACCATTTACTCGCAGGAGACCGCGCTGAAAAGTACCGCAGAACGTTATCAGTCCTTTGTCCGGCAGGGTAAGTTGATCCCGACCGATGGTGGCGAAGTTGATTACAGACTGATATTTGAAACGATCCTGAAGCTGCGGAATACCGTAAAAATTGCCCAATGCCCCATTGATCCTTATGGCGCGACTTCATTACGTCACATGCTTGAGGAAGAGGGGCTTGAGCCTGTTGAGATAAGACAAAATTTTACCCATATGAGTGATCCTATGAGAGAGATTGAGGCTGCGCTCATCTCGGGGAGATTCCATCATGACGGATATCCGGTTCAGCGTACCAGCGCGATCCCTGCGAATCTGGGGACCGGGGGTAAGGAGACTGAGATTTACTTTGCTGACTTCAATGATGTGGTTATCGCTGAAGACGGCAATATGAAAGTCGACTTCTCGAAGGAAGCCTCTTACATCGATGCCGATGGCACCCTGGTATCTGCGTTTTCCCGTAACCAGTCGCTAATCCGCGTTGTTACTGAGCATGATATTGGCTTCCGTCATCCGGAAGGCCTGGTGCTGGGTACCGGCGTCCTGTTCTAACCCATCCCTCAGTAAATACGGCCCGCATATGCGGGCTTTTCCCTTTCAGGAGAATGTTATGGCTGCGAAAAATAAAGCAGTGGAGCCGGAAGAAACAGGCACACAGGACAACCATGCGACCGTGGTCGCACAGGCAGAGCGTAAATCCGTTGTGTTCCTTGGGCCGCACCACCGTTATTCCCGTGGAGATATCGCGTGCTTTGAAGGATCGCTCGCCGAAGAACTGGTTAAGCGGCGTATCGCGGTATGGCCGGAGGATGCCGAACGTGCGCTGAAACCGAAGCCGGGAGACAGCGATTTTGATACTGACATTGGATGATGTGAAAAACCAGCTACGCCTGGAACTGGATTTCACGGAGCATGACGCCATGCTCACGCAAATGGTGAACGCCGCGCAGCGGAGCATCGAGCGTGATTATTACTGCAAGCTGGTCACCAGTGATGAAGAGCTGCAGGCACTCCCGGAGACCGTCCGCGGATTTATCGCGGATGAAGATATCCGGCTGGCCATTCAGTTTCTGGTCAGCGATGCGTATCTGAATGGCCATACCGGACAGTGGCTGGAAACCGCTGCGGTGAGGCATCTTCTTTTCCCCCTGCAGGAGCATACGCTATGAGCCTGAAACCGGGTGATATGAACTGTCGCATTGCAATTAGCTACGTTCAGTCCGGGCGGGGGCCGCTGGGTGAACCGCTACCGGAAAAGCAGGTTGAATCGGGAAAAGCGTGGGCAAAACGGGAGCTAGTATCGGGGCGGAAAGTCCGCACGCTGGATCAGCAGCAGGTGGTGGAAACCTGCCTGTTTACGGTCTATCCGGGTGTGCTGGTTGATATTGACTGGAAAATCACGACGAAAAATCTGGTTTATACCGTCCGGAATATCGACCGCAAAACGGACCGGATCATTATCACGGGGGAGGCTGACGGGCGGCATGATAGAGCTGGCGATTAAGGGGGCGCTGGAGCGCATCACCGGCATGAATGCGTATCCGCTTTTACTGCCGGACACAGTCCAGGAAGGAGCGACCTTTCAGCGTATCTCTGACCCGGAAATGGTCTCGGGAATGTTGCGAACGGGGATCGTCTCTGCCCGTATCCAGGTGAACCTATACCTTCTCGATAATTACACCTCACTGCTGCAGCTGGATAAAAAAATCTGGGCGGAACTGAAGTCAGTCGTTCATGGCCAGCTGGAGGGTATCCCGGTTCAGTATGTGGAGCGAGGCGGTATCCATCAGGATAAAAACCAGCTGACGAATCGTCGCATTCAGTATCGCCTGACCCGCGATTTCATCATTCACTACGTGGAGGACTCCTCGTGATCCGAATGGAAGTTAAAGGGCTGGATGAGCTGGAGCGGCAGTTAATGGCCCTGGGCGAAAAAGTGGCGACGAAGGTATTGCGGGATGCCGGGCGCGAAGCGCTAAAGGTCGTCGAGGAAGATATGAAGCAGCATGCCGGCTTTGACGAAACGTCTGCCGGGCCGCACATGCGGGACTCAATCAAAATCCGCTCTTCCACCCGCAAGGGTAAAGGGAACGCGGTTGTAACGCTCCGTGTTGGCCCCAGCAAGCAGCACCATATGAAGGCGCTGGCGCAGGAGCTTGGCACGGTTAAACAGGTTGCAGACCCCTTTATCCGACCCGCCCTGGATTACAACCTCCAGACCGTTTTGCGCGTGTTAACCGTGGAAATCCGAAACGGCATTGAAAACAGGTAGCATCCGCTGCCGTATAAAAAGAGAGAGAAACATGGCTGATAAAACTTCGCCTGAATATGCGATGTTGCCGGCGGGCACCATTGTGAAATACGGGGAGCCTGGCACTGCCACGTCAGCGCTGAAACCGCTGATTAACTGTAAAGCGCTGGGTGCAATGGGGCAGACGGGGGGCTTTGTCGACTGCACCACGTTACTGGATAAGCAGAAACAGTCCATCAGCGATCTGCCTGACGGGCCTGAAAAGTCGCTGGGCTTCATTGATGATCCGGGCAATACCGATTTTGCCGCGCTGCTGAACGCAGCAGAGGCCCGCAAGACCATCCAGTTATACGTCGAATTACCCAACAAGCGAACAGCGACGATGCTCCTGGCGCTGTCCGGCTGGCAGATGAATGAAATCGCCGCTCCGGCGAATGAGGTCATCCAGATCACTGTTCAGGGTAAGCAGAACAAGATCACCTGGGGAACCGTCGCTGTCTCCGGCGGCGCCTGATTAACTTAACCTGTAAACAGCCACCTTCGGGTGGCTTTTTATTTTTAAGGACTACCTGTGAAAGATAAAGATTACCTGTCCACGCTGAAATCCGCGTTGCTTAAATCGGAGCCAACCGTCATTAAAACCGAGTTATTTGGCGCCACCGTATTCATCCGCCGCCTGACCGGGGATTACCTCATCAGCTACGAAGAGAAAATGGCTGAAACCGCAAAAGCTGGCGCAGCGCGCGAGGCATCGGAGCAAGTCATCCAGATCGTCATCGATGCACTGGTTCAGCCGGATGGAACGGCCATTCCGGATGAGTTTAAACCCACGGCAGCCGAGCTGCTGAAGGCCCATGAAAACCCCGAACTGCTGGCCGCAGTGGAAAAAGTGAAGCAACACGCCATCGGCAAGCTGGAGGAAGCGGAAAAAAACTGAGTGACTCGCCCTGGCTGGAGCTGATTTTCTGGCTGGCCGACCGCTGGGGCGAGCCTGACCCATCCAAAATTGCCGCGTTGCCGGCAAACACTCTGTACCACTGGCGAGCCTACTTCCTGAAACAGGGCACTTTCCGCCGTCCTGGCGATGAAAACGCGCCACCAACCGAAACCACACCTGCGCCATCCCGGGTCGATGATGAATGCGCGGCAGTCATGAGGGCATTAATGTAATGGCAGACGTCGCATCTTTAGCGGTCGGGCTGCACCTGAACGCAGCCAGTTTTAAATCCCAGCTGCTGGGAGCGTATGGCGATGCGGAGAACCAGTCACGACGGTTTAACCGTAATGCCCAGGCGGACGCGAAAAAGACGGAGGACGCCTATAAGAAGGTCGGTCTGTCGATATCCTAGCGCAAGCCGCCGGCACAACGCTGCCCGATGCGACCAGAACGCTGGCGCTCTCCTTAAACCAGTACGGGGCGAGCGCGCAGGAGGCGGATCGTTATATCAACGTGCTGGCTGCCGGCGCGAAGTACGGGTTAACGAGAAGAATGTTGGCGCGGGGATTACGCTGGGCAGCAATGGTGAAACGAGCGACATGATCCTCTACGCTGACCGCTTCTCGCTGTTTAACCGTAATAATGCGACGGCTGTTCCGGTGATGGTTGCCGAAGGTAATGAGCTGTATATCGATACGGCACGTATCAAAAACAGTTCCCTGACCTCAACCAAAATCGCGGACGGTTCCATCACGAACGCGAAGATCGGCAACGAGATCCGCTCGAATGACTTTGTTGACGGGTCACGCGGCTGGCGTATCGCTAAGGATGGCTCTTCGCAGTTCAACAACGTGATCGTTCGCGGTGCGGTTTATGCAACTGACGGCTGGTTCCAGGGTACGGTATATGCGAACCACATCGAGGGCGACATCGGGTCATTTGCGATCAACATCGCTCAGCACCGCACGCGCAAGGTGCCGAAGGCTACATGGCAGTGGTTTGAGCTGGCCCGGTTCCGGCGGCAGAATTTCGACCAGGTGATCAATATTCGCGGTGGACTCCTCCAGACGGATAGCATCACTATCGATGGCGGCGCGAAACTCAGAGCGGGGATGTCCTACGCGCCAGGGTCTGACGGCGGACTGGATCCTGGCTATCTGTCGTATGCAATGCTTCTTCGTGGCACAGGCGCTACGTCTGGCGGCGGCAGTATGGAGCTAGGCATTGAGCTTATGTATGAAACAGGTGGAGCAACACGCCTGTTAACCGCGCAAGAGTCAATGAACGTAGACAATATGTCGTTTGTCGTCCCTGCCGGTACTGGCGACGCCGTTCTGCGATATGGCTGCTATTTGGATCGTAACGGACAGATGGTATTAACCATCCTCTCAAGATTCGACGCCTTCGCCGCGCGCAATAACAACGTAATTCGCGGTTCATCAACCTGATAACAATATATGGCCCCGCAAGGGGCCTTTTCTTTTTCCAGGGAAAACCATCCAGGAGGAACTTTATTATGGCGATGTATGAAGTCGGCACCGTCACGGGTGCAGCGTCGCAGGCACGGGTGACAGGTGCGACAACAAAATGGTCACAGGTGGCGCTGGGGATATTGCCCGGGTCGATTCTGGTGGTCTACCGCAGCGGTAGTACTGACCTGTATGCGATCAAATCCGTGGATAGCGACACGCAACTGACGCTGACCCGGAATATCACCACCGCATTTTCCGGTGCCAGTTACGGCATTATTACCGCTGAAACCGCCAGCACCTCGTCGTTTGCTAACCAGCTGGCCAGCGCATTTGCATTCTGGCGTAGTGTGGTGGAGGGCTGGTCGATGGCCCTGACCGGCAGCGGCAATATCACCCTGACTGACCCGATCACAGGAAAGCAGGTGACCGTGCCGGCGATAGCCGGGATGGCGAAGGCATCGGATCTTAACGCGCTGGCAAAACTCACCGGAGGAAACAAACTCGACGGCTCGCAGGTTATAACCAGCGATAATGCCGGTTTTATACTCGGTAAGAACTCAGATCTGGCTCTGCTCAAAAAACAGGGACAAGGCGGGACAATTGCCGTTGGCTCGGGAACACCGTTCAGGGTTCAGCGTTCAAGAGCGACCACTGTATCACCGGCAGATACCTTTGATGACATCCTCGTTATTGATGCCAACAACCGAACGACACTACCTGGCGCGCTGACTGTCGGCGGCGACATCGACAACACGACGAAGGGGTTGCTGTATACCCAGGCGATTGAGCTGTCGATGAACACGCCATACATTGACTTTCACCATAACAAAAGTGCTAACGACTACACCGCACGCCTCATCACTACAGCCGCAGATCAACTTAGTGTTCAGGGAAGCCATCTACGGGTAGACAGAGACCTGCGGGTGGGGCAAGCGGCCGACATCGGCAGCTGGATGCAGTGTCGCTATGACTGTGTGTCCCAGCAGACCGACTTCGGTTCCCCTGCCATTGGCGCGTTAATTTCCGGTGGCAAAGTCCGGTCCCGCATGTCAGGGCGTGGAGGAAACGGCGACACGTCCGGAGCGTGGGGTGGTTTCTACCTTGAAGAATACGTTGGGTACAACCACCGGGTGGTACTGTATATGGACGGTTTTGACAGAAAAGATGCCTGGCTCTTTTACACCGGTGGGACAATCTCCACCCCTAAAGGCGATGTTATGACCACTGGCTCAGACGTGCGCCTGAAAAAGGATTTTACGGAATCCCAGGAAGGGGCCTCCAGGCGTATTAACGCGCTGGGGGTATGTGAGTTCAACATGAAAGGCGAAACACGCCGTAGGCGTGGATTTATTGCTCAACAAGCTGAAAAAGTTGACCCGATTTACACCTTTCAAAGCGGCGATGTAGAAATTGATGGTGAGAAGATCAATATCCTTAACGTAGACCATACGGCCATCATCGCGGATCTTGTTCTTACGGTGCAGGAGTTAACAAAACAAGTGCGTGATTTGAACAAGCAGGTTCAAACAAAAGAGTACTGA